GCGATGAGCCTGCCGTTGTTGGATTCTTGTTATGAGTGGTACACATCTGGGCCTAGGCAGCGTTTACAGCCTGGTGGGACGATTGTCATTGTGATGACGCGGTGGTCTACGGCTGATTTGACGGGGAGGTTATTGAATCGGCAGACGGAGAGCAACGCGGATCAGTGGGAAGTTGTTGAATTGCCAGCAATTTTTGAAGATTCGGACAATGTTTTGTGGCCAGAGTTCTGGAAGCGGGAGGAGTTGGATGCGGT